ATGAGTACGCAATGGTCAACGTGGACAGACGGATTCGACGCCGAGATGAGGGCAGCCTCACGACCGGAGAGCACGCGCAAACTACGGCGGTACCACCTGCGCCGGCTCGCAGCAGAGCACCCAGGACGTGAGCCAAGCGACATCACACGCGCCGATCTAGTCGAGTTCCTGGGGTCTCGGCCGTGGTCGGCGGAGACGCGGCGGTCCTACCGCGCCACCTATCGGCTGTTCTTCCGCTGGGCGCTGGCCGTCAACCTGATCGACGTCGATCCGGCGGCCACGTTGCCGCCCATCACGCCCCCGCGTGGCGTCCCGAGGCCGGCACCCGACGATGCCGTGCGAGCGGCCATGCGGGCATCTGGCGAGCGTGAACAGCTCATGGTCGAACTGATCGCGGACACGGGCATCCGGCGGTTTGAGTGCGCCAAGGCGCGCACCGAACACGTGATACCCGATATCGACGGCGGCTGGTCGTTGTGGGTGCGCGGCAAGGGCGACCGGGAGCGGGCCGTGCCTCTGCCCGATGTGCTCGCGGCCAGGATTCGCCGGATGGACCCCGGTTACCTGTTCCCTGGACAGATTGACGGCCACCTCTCAGCGCGCCGCGTGGGCGAGCTGGTGGCCGAGGCGCTACCAGGACGGTGGACGGCGCACACGCTGCGCCACAGGTACGCGACGCTGGCGTACCAGCGCACCGGAGACCTGCGGGCGGTTCAGGAACTCCTGGGCCACGCCAAGCCAGAGACGACGGCGCGGTACACGCTGGTGGCCCCGCCCACGCTGCGAGCGGTGGCGTCGACGGTCTGGGGCTCGGCGGCCTAGACCACGCTCATGCGCAGGAACGTGCCGGTGGTGAACCGGCGCTCGGCGGCGTCGCTGTCGCCGGTGAACAGCTGAGCCTTGATCGTGTCGCCGAGCTCCACGGCGGTGGTGAAGGGCGTGCCTGTCCTGACCAGGCTTGAGCCGAAGCTCGACACCGTACCGAGCACGGTCTCGACACCGGCGCGGGTGCGTACGACGCGAATGCCTCTGGTGTGCGACCCCGAGCCGATGCCCTGGGCCTGATAGGTGACGTTGAGTGTGCCGGGGCCGTTCATCGTCATGACGCCGTTGGCGTGGGATGTGCCGGGATATCCCGACGACACGACCCACGGGCCGGTGACGTCCACCCACGTGTTGGCGGCGATCTGGGCACTGAGCCCGGACAGCTCGATACCCATCGATTGGGCCGCGGCTGACCACACCTGAGTGGGGCCGAGGTAGACGGCGATCGCCGGCGTCGAACCGACGTACACAGCGCTGGCGTTGAGTGCGCCGGGGCCGAAACTCATGCCGTCACCACGTAGACGAAGTTCGTGGGTTTGGTTGCCAGAGCGTCGAACTGGGCTTTGGTGCCGGTCCACAGGGTGAGTTCAGCGGGGGTGCCGGCCTGCGATCCTTGGACGCCGCCGGCGGGGCCGGCCGGCCCGGTGGCACCAGTCGCGCCGGTGTCGCCCTTGGGTCCGGTGGGGCCGGCCACGCCCTGGGGGCCAGTCGCGCCGGTGTCACCCTTGGGGCCGGCCGGTCCGGTTGCGCCGGTGTCACCCTTCGGGCCGGTGAGGCCGATCGGTCCGGTGGGGCCGGCGACGCCCTGGGGGCCGGCCGCGCCGGTGTCACCCTTGGGGCCGGCGGGGCCGGTCGCGCCGGTGTCGCCCTTCGGGCCGGCGAGCCCGGTTGCGCCGGTGTCGCCCTTGGGGCCGGCCGGTCCGGTCGCACCGGTGTCGCCCTTGGGGCCAGCGGGGCCAGTCTCACCGATCGGCCCTTGGGGGCCAACGGGGCCGCCGGCGGGGCCGGCCGGTCCGATGTCGCCGGTGTCGCCCTTGTCGCCCTTGGGGCCGGCGGGGCCGATCGGTCCGGTGTCACCCTTCGGGCCGGTCGCGCCGGTGTTGCCTTTGACGCCCTGGATGCCTTGTGCGCCGGCCGCGCCGGTGTCGCCCTTGGGGCCGGTGGGTCCGGTCGCGCCGGTGGGGCCGGCGACGCCCTGGGGGCCGGCCGCGCCGGTGTCACCCTTCGGGCCGGTGAGGCCGATCGGTCCGGGGGTGCCGGCGGGGCCAGCTGCGCCGGCGGGGCCGGTGTCGCCCTTGGGGCCTTTGAGTTCGCCCGAGGTGATGATCGTGTCCAGGCGGTTGGCCAGGGATTGCGTTATTTCCGAGATTCGCCACAGACCATCGGTGGACAGCAGGTACGGAAGTTTCCATTTAGTCGTTGTTCCGGGCATGTGTTTGTCCTCTAATTCTGGGCGTAGACGCCGCCGGCGCCCACGTAATACAGATCAAACGGGGTGATGGATTTATCTATGTGCCAGGTGTTCGGATTGCCGAGGGTGATCGATTGATTGATCGTGGCGCTGGTGACGGGCGTGTGGTTCGCGGCCAGCGGCATCGACGTGGGCGACAGGTTCATGGTGATGTGCCACTTGCCGGCGACGTAGCGCACGATGCCGCCACAGGGGTGCCAGACCGGCGCGTAGTTCGTCGCGGCCGAGAACGGCGAGCCGGCGAGCACCACCATGCGGATGGTTTGGGCGGGCAGGGTCATCGATTCGAACGTCGGCCAGTCGGGAATGTCGCCGGTTTTGGTTGTGTCCCAAACAATTTGAGGGTGAGTCGGCCGCGCACCGTCACCCGATACCATCTTGCGGACGTCCTCGATCACCGGGTCGACATAGATGCCGTCGATAAACCAGCTGTCGAACACCAGGCGCGCCGGCGGGGTCTGGTTCTTTACGTTGACGTTGGTGGTGAAGTCGCCCGGAGGGTTGCCCGGTGCGTTGAACCACGTGCACGCGATATCGGTGATGTCTTGAATCATGTTGGACGACAATGAAATATCGCCAGCAACGTCGGCCGCGCCGATGTAGCCGCCCGGATAGGGCTTGGTGTCGATCGGGTCTTCTTTGCCGGTGGGGTCGGTCCAGTTGGGCGGGTAGATGCGGATGCGGTTATCGCCCGTCGAGACTCCGAATGTCAGGGAATAGGTGCCCCATTGTGAGCCGGTGGGGATTCGATTGATGACGTTTCGGTTTGGGTTGTACGCCCATTGATCGGCAAACGATTTATACAGTTCGTTGAGTGTGTCGAGTACCGATTTAGATTTGACGTCGACCGCTTTAACCTGGCCGGCTTTAAATCGGTCCTCGAAATAGAATTGGCGAATGCCGACCGGGGCGGCCTGGTTGCGCAACCTGACCGCCCGCTCTTGCATATTCTCTTGCGGCAGGACGCCGGCATACCAATTGATTTGGCCCAGGAACGCCGAGCGATCGCCGGCCTGGACCTGGACCAGGAACCCGTCCGTCATGCCGGCGGCGGTGCGCCGGCGGGCGGCCCGCACGTCCACGTTGGTGGTGAACCCTTGGAAGATGTAGCGCGCGCCGGCGTCGTTGCCGCCACGGTCGTAGCCGACCAGGACGCCGCGCCGGATCGCGGTCTGGTTGACCACCTTGCCGAGCCACACGCCGGGGGCCGGCTCCCACATGGTGAAGGTGAGCACGGTCGGGTCGGGCTGGGTCCACTGGTCGTCGCGGCCCCACTCGATCGACAGTTCGTTGATCAGGGTCGGCCGATCGGACGGAAACACTGTGCGGCCCTGGTCGTCGGTCGTGGTCGCGGTCGACAGGTACGCGCCGTCACACAGGATCCACGGGGCCGGATTCACCATGACGGCCTCACAGCCGGATCGCCGGGGTGATGCCCCGGGTTTGGTTGTTGCGGGACAGAGCGCCGCGCACAGCGCCGGCAACGGCCTGCGGGTCGGCCACGCCGGTGCCGTCGACGTTGATGTGGGTGGACTGGTCGACGTAGATGGCACCGCCCGAACCGGCGGCGCGGGTCGCGGCGGCGGTCATGCCGGCACCGGGCGTGTAGGCGGCGGCGATGAATCCTGTTCCGCCCGTGGTGATCGTCGGGGCCAGGGCCGAGGCGTCGAACATGCTCGTGAGCCATCCGGGCGGACTCGGAAAGTCGATGCTACTGATCGCGCTGATGAGCGAGTTCACCCAACCGATCACGGTCTGGATCGCCGATATGAACGGGTTGAGGGCGGTGGCGGCGGTGCTGCCCACGGCAGACACGACCGTGCCGAACGTACGAATCAGCGCACTGACCACCGAGACGCTGATCGACAGTTGGCCGGCGAGCAGGCCGGCCAGCATCCCGATCACGCCGGCGGCGGCCGAGATGAGCGGGGTCAGCTGGGTGATGACGTCGACAAACACCGGCATCAGATCGGTGGCGACCTGGGCCAGCGGCGGCACCAACGGGATGAGCGCGGCGACGATCGACAGGATCGCGGCCACCAGGGTCGGGATGATCGGGATGATCGCCTGGATCAGGGCATTGAACACCGGCAGTAGGGCTTGGGCGAGCTGGGCGAACGGCGGGATGAGCGGGATGACCGCGTTCACCACCTGTAGGAATGCGTCGGCGATGATCGGCAGCAGCGGCGCAAGGGCGTTGATCTGGTTGACCAGGACGGTGGCGAGTATCTCGGCGATCTGACCGAGCACCGGGGCCAGGGCTTGCAGCGCGGTGTTGATGGCCGGCATGGCGGCGGCGAGCGCACCCGAGAGGGCTTGGGCGATCGAGGCCAACGCCGGCGCGACGGCCGAGGCGGCCGAGGCCAGGGCACCACCGATGATCGCGGCCAGCTCGGCGATCGGACCGACGAGCGGGGCGACGGCGGCGATGATGTCAGCGAACGCCTGACCGATCGGGCCGATGGCCGGCGCGAGCGCGTTCACGGCGGTCAGCAGTGCGCCGCCGACCACTTCGGCGACCTGGGTCAGTGGGCCGGTCAGGCTGGTGATGACGGGGCCGAGCGCGCCCAGGATCGCACCGAGGGTCGGGCCGAGCGCGACGGCCAGCTGGCCGATCAGGGTGATCAGGGGGCCGATGGCTGCGCCGAGACCGTCGAGCGTGGTGGCGAACGCGGCCATGATGTCGGCGATCGGCAGCTCGGCCAGTGCGCCAGTGATCGAGGTGAGCAGACCGCCGAACGCCTTACCGACGACGGCGGCCTGACTGGCCGCCTGGGCACCGAAGCTGATCAGGTCTTGGGTGACTATGTTCATCGCGGGGCCAAGGGCCTCGAAGAACTGGCCCGATCCTTCGATGAGCTTTTGCAATCCGACCTGCGAGCTGGTCGCGCCGGCGACGACTTGGGAGAACATCGACGAGAATCCCGTTGCGGCCGATTGCAGCGCCGGGGTGAGCCCGTCGAGTAGCCCGCCGAGCTGTTCGAACGCCGGGGCCATCTCTCGAGCGAACGTGCCAGAGACCGCCTCTTTGGCTCGATCGAGCGCCGGCGTCATGGCCGAGGCGGCCTGTTTGATTCCGTCGAACCCCAGGGCCACGGCACCGAGCGCCGGCAGGGCGAGAATGCCGATGCCGGCCAGACCGATGCCGAGCTGGCCGACCGCGCCGCCGGCGACGGCGGCCACCGACATGATGGCCGACCCGACGCTGGCGATCTTGCCGACCGTGCGGCCGAGCCGGTTGGTCAGCCGGTCGGCGTCGCCGGCGGCCTGAGTGAATCCCCGGCTATCGGCGTCGCTGATGATCCGAACGCGCAGGATTGCCGTCGAGCCGGTGCCAGCCATCGGTGTAACTCCTTGTCAGTCGGAACTTTCGGCACGCTCGCGGAGTACGTCGAGCATGGTGGCGACCATTACGTCGTCCTCTTCGAGCAGGGCCGCCGGCGCGATGCCGGTGGCTATGGCCAGTGCGGCGATCAGCCGGCCGGGGTCGTCGTCACTGGTGAGGGCCAGCTCTGCGAGTGACCAGCCTGGACTGAGTTCGGGTCGGTGGTGACGATGGGAGCCGGTTCCTGCGGTGACATCGACGGCGGGGGCGGCGGCGTGGTCGCCGGGGTCGACGGCGCGGTGACGTCCGGTGTAGGTGGGGCCGGCGGTGCGGCCGGCTCGGTAGGGTCGTCGTCGTCCTCTGCGATCTGTTCGACGGTGCGCACCTGGTCCTGGAAAGTCTCGAAGTTGCCGACGAACTTCTGTTCGCGGCGGGCGGCGGCAAACGCGGTGAACACACCGGCCAATAGCTGATCTTCGGAGGGTGAGGGCCAACCGTGTTTCTTCCACACCATCGAGTAGGCGACGGTGTCGGCCAGTCGCGGGGTGACGGTCTCGCGACGGTCATCGACAAACACGATCACAAAACTGTTGCCTTGCATGGGTTTACGCTCCTTGGACTGAGTTGACGAGACGGTCTCGGTGTTCGTTGTAATTGCGAATCCACGCCGGCTCGGTGGCGCGGGCGCTTTGGGAGAGCCACGGCTGAGCCGGGATGCGGCGCGCCGGCCAACCCCAGTGGATCGGGCCGGAGTAGGGCACGCGGTTGTTGATCGTGGCCACGCTGGCGTTCGCGCCGGCCACGCGGGTGCCGGCGGCCAGGCGGCCGGTGCGCCGAGGTGCACCGCGCCGAGACGCCGACACGGTGGCCTGGGCGGCCGAGCGGTTGGGGCCGGCCATCTCTGGCGCGCGAGCGGCGGCGCGGCGCAGCGTAGCGCTGAGCCGCGTCGCACCCTCGATGTAGATCGGCACCGGGCGATCAGACCGCCGGCGTGGTGCCGGCGGTGCCACCGCCGGCCGGGGCGAATGCCGGCGTGCCGACGATGGCCCATTCGATCTCGCTGGTGTTCTTCTTCTTCACGTCGCCGCCGAGGTCGATCGGATCGATCTGCACTCGGCCGCTGACCTTTTCGCCGCCCGATGTCGGGGTAAACGTGAAGTTGGTTTCGGCGCCGGCGTTGCGCCAGGACCAATCGATCACGCCATCTTTGGCGACGTCCTGGAACAGCTCACCGTTGAGCGTCCAGGCGTAGGTGCGGGCACCGACGACGACGCCGCCCGAGAGCACGGGCGTGGGGTCCTCACTGTCGCCCTTGGCGGCGATCGTGCATTTGGTGACCTGGGCGGACATGTCCAGGCTGACCGCGCCGCCACCGGGGGCTTCGAATGTGAGGGTGCCGGGGCCGAGCTGGGCGAGTGGACGGGCGGGCGTGGGTGCGGTCATTGGTTTCTCTCCTTAGTCGAGCGGAAGTGTTGCGCGCCAACCGATTACCTGGCCGGCCTGGTTGGTGACGGATGCGACGGTCTCCACACCGAGCGCGTCGAGCGCGTCGATGAGGCCCGACAGGTGGGTGTAGACGGTGGGGAAGCCAACGTCAGGCACGAGCAGCGCGAGGCCGGCGACCACCTGGGGCGGGCCGGCCAGCGTCGCGGGGCCGATCGAGTCGAGCTCGACCAGCACGCCGGGGGCGTTGACCTCGGAAACGGTCAGGCTGGCGCTGACCCCTGCGGCGCGGAGTGCGGTCACCAGCGCGTCGAGTCGCTGGCCGATGTTCACCCCGCTCATACGATCCACACCTCTTGCCACGCGCCGAACCGGAGCAGCATGGCGATGTCGGGATCGTTGCGGGCGACGTACATCGGGCCGAACTCACCGTCAGCGCCGATCGTGGCATCGGGGGAGTTCTTGCGCCGGTAGAGCCGAGCGGCCAGCATCACCGCGCCGCGATCGAGGTCGGCGGGCCAGTCCTCGACCGCCGGCGCGGCGGGGTCGGCGGGCGTCACCTGCAAGCCATGCCAGCGCTGCATGAGCGCGAGCACGGCCCCGACTGGGCCGTCGAGCTGTTGTTTCTCGGCCTCAGTCGTGAGGGTCAGGTGAGCCGCCACGGCGTCACGCACCGCGCCGGCGGTCGGGGCCGCCATCAGGGGACGACGGGGTCAGCGACCGGAGCGGCAAACCGGACCTTGCGCAGCGCTTCGGGCCGGTTCATCAGCTGAGCTGTGTAGCCGAACAGGCCGGCGTCGCGGCCACCCTTGGCCAGGTGCTCGGCTTCGGCGCGCAGCGGGGAGCCGGCCAGCTCGTAGAACGTCGCGGCGGTCTTGGACCCGACGAGCGCGGTACCCGGTTCGACGGCGGTGGAGGTGGTCCACTTGCCGGGTGCGCCGATGCCCACAATGTCGCCGTAGTGCGGCGCTTCGAGCATCGAGATATCGAGCAAGCTCAGCATGTCGTCCGGGTTGACGATCGCGAACGTGGCCGGCTGGCGCACGGTGGAGTCGATCACCAGACCGCCGGCGGAGATGGCGCGCACCATGTCCGGGTAGACCGTGCCGAGCAGCAGCGCGTTGGTGTCGAGCCACTCGGCCACCTCCAGGTCGGTTTCCTCGGCGTAGCTCTCGGCCATCGCGGACCAGTAGGCGGCCAGGTACTCGGTATCGCCGAAGTCAAAGAACGCGCGGTCGATATCGTGGCCGCCGGCCCACCGCTGCGAGTCCATCGAGACCGGCTCGGTGACCGGGGTGTTCGTCGGAATCTCTTCCTTGTTACCGGCGTACTTGCCCACCTTGGGCTTGGTGACCCACTTGTAACCCACCGCCTTGCGGCTGGTCAGTGGCTTGTTCGTCAGCAGCGGGATAATGCGCCGGGAGTAGGCGACACCGGACCACAGCTCACCGAGCCACGCCGGGGCGGCGATGCCGATCTGGTTGGCCACGGTGATGTCGGCCAGCTCGGCGTGCACTTCGGAGGGCCGGCCGGCGATGCCGTTGCCGATGTGATCGAGCACCTGGCGCAGCGACAGGCCGGTGTTCGCGCCGGCGGCGGGTGCGCCGGTGCGAACGGGCCCGATCGCCTGGGGAGCGACGGCCGGCCGCGGTGCGGTGTAGGCGTACTGCGGCGCGGCGGGAGCCGGGGCCGGCTGGGCGGGCGCGGGCTGAGCCGGTGCCGGCTGAGCGGGCGCAGGCTGAGCGGGCGCAGGCTGAGCGGGCGCAGGCTGGGCCGGTGCCGGCTGAGCGGGCGCAGGCTGAGCCGGTGCCGGCTGAGCGGGCGCAGGCTGAGCCGGGTCGGTGGTCGCCTGAGTGGCCGGCGGGTAGTAGTGGTGGTGGTGCTGCTGCTGCCCCGGATCACCTGCGGCAGTGGAGTGTTCGGCGAGAATCAGTTTCTCGGTGTGCTCGGCGTGAACGGTCATGACACGTGCCCTTTCGTAGGCGGGGATGGGAACGAGTGCGACCTTGCGGAGCACTGCGTCTGTGATGTACGGGCCGTTCTGGGCGATCGGCACGGCTTCGATACTGAATCGGTTGCGGACAGACTGGGCCTCGATAAGCGCCTGGTCGCCGGTGGGGGTGTTGGGGATTTCGAACTCTGCGCAGACGAGGTTGTCCTCTACCCACCAGTTCGTCATGACGCCGACCGGGCCGTCTCCGTGGGTGGAGTGGTCGCGGAGCAGCTTGACGTCTGACAGATCGTTCGGGATGCGCAGCGATCCACGGCAGAACGTGAGTCGCCCGCCGGTGGTCGAACCCTCTTCGTCGTAGGGCAGGATCACGCCGGCGATGATGCGCCGGCGTGGGTCGGCGGCGGCAGCTGCGTCGGTCATCGGTAGTCACCTCGCAACCGGTGCCGGCCCACGTTTTCGTCGGGATGTACAGCGCGGGCGGCTGTCTCGGTCTCCACGGCCGGCATCTGGCCGGTGGTGGCGGTGAACTGTTCGGAGACCTGCGCCAGCGCGGCGGCGAGTTCTTCGTTGCGCTGGGCGAGTTCGTCGTAGTTGCCGTTCACCTTGGCCTGGATTTTGCCCATCTCGACCTTGGCCCCGGACGCGGCGAACAGGGTCACGATGACCGGCGTCGCGAACCCGAGCAGGGTCGGCGCATAGCTGGCCACATCACGGCCGGCCAGGAGCGCGTAGCCCAGGGCGACGACGATCAGTAGCACCAGGGCGAGCGCGCCGATGAGCGCAATGGTCTTGTCACGCGCACTCATCGCCGGCCCGCTTTCTGGATGAATCGAGCCACACCGACGCGGGTGTCGAGAATCGCAATGGTGTTAAACGCGGACAGGATCAGCGCACCGAGCCCGATCAGGTCGCCGATCACTGGCCACCCTTGAGCTTGCCCACGTCCTCGCGCAGTTCTGCCACGGCGTCGACCAGGGTCAGCGGCTGGCCCTTGTCGTTGGTGCCGAGCTGCGGCCACGGCCCGAGCTGGCGCAGCACGACGGCCACGGCATCGACCAGGGTCAGCGGCTGGCCCTTGTCGTTCTTGCCGAGCTGCGGCCACGGGCCGAGCTGGCGGGAGACCTCGCGCAGCAGGCGGTCTTGTTCGGGGGTCATGTCGTTCTCCTCTGGTGGGGGTCCGTAGATGCCGAGATATCCGTTGTTGAGTTCGTTGGCCAGGGCCGCGACGCGGGGGTCATTGGGGCCGACGCCGATCTGGTAATGCATTTCGTCGGCGCGGTCCCACCAGCGGCCCCAGAACACGACACCGCGAAACTTCTTCAGTTCGGCCTCGACACGGGCGACGCGGGCGGCCGGCATGGTGCGAGCACCCCACGGGTACCACGGCGCGTTGATGTCAATTGCGGTGCCGCTCATGTGGTTTGAGTTCGCCACGTCGTTGTCGGCGGACCAGCCCCACACCTGCGAGCGGATCGGCTCGATGGTGCGGTGGTAGTGGAGCATCCAGGCGACGAGGATCGTGGCCACGTCGCCGGCACGCAGCGGCACCACGACGGCGGCCGGCACGCCGAGGTCAGCCATGCCGACGCGCACGCAGCGGTCGGAGTTGCACATGGGCCACCCGTTCTCGGATGGAACGCCGGGGCGAACGGGGTATCTCATGCGGGCCTCACAGACGAGAGCGGGGTGACGGGCCGGGACTGGTTGCCGTCGTCGGGGGGTGCCACGTCGCCATCTGCGACGCCGGTCAGAACGGTGGTGTTGAAAGCGAGCGATTGGCCGGCGGGCATCATGTCGTCCATGCCGAGGCGGCCGGCGATCGCGGACATGTACGGGGCCAGACCGAAGTCGACCAGCTCGGCCATGCGGGCGTTGGTGTTCTGGTACGTCATGCCCGATCCGGTGTCGGCGTCCAGGAGCGCGGCGGGGATGCCGGTCAGGCGGGCGATGTCGATCGCGGCAGCGTTGCGGCCCTCGACCAACAGAGCCGGATCGCGCTTGCCGGCCTCGACCACCTCGACATTCGCCGAGGCAAAGCTCACGCCGTGGTCGGTCTTGCGGCGGGCCGCCACAAAGTCATTCACCACGGCCTCGCGCTTTTCCTTCGGCAGCGGCTCACCGGAGAGTTGTTTGATGATCGTATTGAGCGAAGGCGACCGGGCGGCCTTGCGAGCGCCGTCGGCCAGGTCGGCGGCGTGGCCGATCGCATCGGCACCGTAGGCAAGGATTCCCTCATCGACACCGGGGATCACGATCACATCGGTGGCCGCGACCTCCTGGTTGTTCCACAGAACGTGGCCAGTGTCCGGGTCAGTTGTCCACTGCTCGAACGGGATTCGGTCGGCGGCGATCACCAGGCCGTTGGTGTCGCGGGCGACGGCCCACGCGGACAGTCCGTAGAAGAACAGGTCATCGACGGTCCAGAGCATCCGGTGGTAGGGCGACCAGGGTCCGTCTGTGCTGTCGATCCATCGCGGCTTGTTCGCGCCGACGAGTTCGTTGGTGCCGGCGTAGGGCACCAGCGGGCAGCGCGGCAGGTTGGTAACGATCAGCTTGCGGGCGCGGACGACGGCCGGCACCCGGAGCGCGCCGCTACGGGTGGGTTTGGCCGGCGCGCCCGCTGGCAGGTCGAAGTGTTCGAGGTGATTTGGTGAGGCCCACGGGCTCTCGTAGGGCACCGCTCGCGACGCCGCCGAAGTCATCGTCACCGCGTCGCGCAATGTTGCCAGCAATCCCATGCGGCAAACGGTAGGACTGGTGTTCACGAGTGCTCGCGGTCAACGCGGCGCGCAGAGCCTTGCGGCCGCCGGCCAGGTCGCCGTGATCGCGGCGCAGATGGCGGGCCGCGCCGGTCCACACGTGCGCCAAAGACGTTGAGGCTAAACGCCATTCGCATGACTGGCAGACAGCGACGCGCACCGCGCCGTGATCGATGGTGACGCCGGCGGCGGTGGTGGTCATTCGGACTCCTCATTAATGGTGGTGAACACGAACTCTTGTTCTGGTTCGGCGTGGGTGGCGACCCACAGAGCGGCGAGCATCGCCTCGATTTCGGCGATCGAGCCAACCGAGTGTTTGCGCGACAGGACGCGGCCGGCCTCGGCAACGTTGCGCATCACCGCGCCGCGCCAGGCTCGGCGCATCCCTTCGTCGTGGCGCATCACCAGCGTGGGCGGACCCTCACCCTTGCGCGGGTTGATCCGGGCCAGCATGTCGTCGGTGGCGGTCGCCCACTCGCGGCCGGTGGGTGCGCGGTAGTCGACGGTGAGCGTGTCGGCCAGCCGGCCAGAGGGGCCGTCCGGGTTGACGCCGACGCCGATCGGCCAGCGGGCGGTGGCGATCGTGTCGACCAGCTCGGCGGCCCAAACGACGCCGGGGGCCGAGTCGATCACCTCGGCCACGTAGCGGTCACCGACCTGGGCGACGACGACGACGGCCGACCAGGAACGGTCGTAGGACGTGGCCGCGCCGATCGCGAACGGGGCCGCCTCGGGGATCGCGTCGGGGATGGTCGCGGTGTCGAGCACAGCCTCGGACATGAGCGGGTCCTTGCTGCCAGTCGCCACGTTGGCGTAGCCACGGATGAACTCAGCCTCGCTGGTCATCTGCGAGCGGGCGACGTGGAGGGTGTCCATGCTCATCGTGTGGCCGAACGCGGGGTGATATCGGGCGATGGTCTCGAAGTCGTACGGGTCTTCATCGTCGGGCACGCCGAAGTCGATCAGACAGGCGCGTGGTTCCTCGCGGGCTTTCTCGATCATGCCGTCGAGCCATTCCGAATCCGCGGTGCCGCGCGTCGACAGGACGACTGTTTGGGCGCCGGCGAACGGCGGCCGGTTGCGTGTGGACTGGGCCGGCGAGATACCGGACATCAGCGCGTTGCCCTGGGTCACGGTGTACTCCCACGACTCATCTACCAGGTTCAAGTCGCCCTGTTTGCCGTGGAGAGAGCCGGGGGTAGGTGGGTGTGCTTTGAAGCGGGAGCCGTTGACGAACTCCATTGCGGTGTTGGCTGATCCGCGTTTGAGGTCGAACAGCTGAGACAGCGGTGACAGCTCGGCCGGCTCGGCCATCTCGAGGAAGTTCTCGCGGGCGTCGAGGCCGGTTTGCGCGGTGTACCAAATGCGGGAGTTCGGCACGAGCAGCGAGCGATGAACGCCGGTCGCCAGGTTGCTGATCGTCTTGCCGGCCTGGCGTTGGACGGTGATCACCACCAGCGAGTAGAACAGCCGGCCGGTGAGTGGATCCACTTCGTTCGCGACGTTGGCGGTGGCGGCCTGCCAGGGCATGAACGGCCGGCCGAGAGCCTTGGCGATCTTGCCGATCGCGGGACCGTACGTCTTACGGCTCGGATCGCGTGGGGTCATGTACCTCGGCGTCGGCATCGTCCGTTGCGCCAAGGTCATTGAGCAGCTCTTTCAGCGAGTCGTCAGTCTCGGTCGCCCGAGAGTCCGGAGTGAGCCGTAGCTCGCGCAGCGCTTCGGTGACCGGCTGCAGCAGCTTGGCCGGCCCGTAGGGCTTGTTCTGCGCCTCGAAAGCATCGAGCGACCAGGCCGCCGAACGGACCAAAGTCACCAGCGCCTCATCTTCTGGGCGCAGTAGGTGAGCATCGGCGGCGGCCGAGAACGCTCGATCGACAGCCGCCGAGTGCCGGCCATCGACAGGGCCGGCGACGGGCGGGGCTCCGAACAGATCGGCTTGGCCGGCACCGGGTGCGCGTGGGTCAGGTCTGGGCATCGCGAGCCTTCCGTATGTATTCCGCATAAGTATGCATGATGTACCTACCCCCAGTGTGTACTGACCTGGGGGAAAATCGGGCAGGCGCTGGGCTTCCGGGGGTCGATCGCGAATCCAAAAACGCTTTGACCTGCGATTATGCATGAATATGCAAATATGCGCGCATAACGCATATTACGCATGATTATTCATCGCAATGTATGAGTGACATTCGCGGTAAACCATCTACTGGATTTGTCACACGCGTGGCTTGGTCCAGTCGAACGATGGTGCGGCGCGGGCGGTGGGCAATGGGTGCAGTGCGAACCACTCATCGAGTGAGCGGTTACCGCGCGAGCTGTTGCACGACAGGTGCGCCGGGCGCAGGTTGACCAGCGCATCACTGCCACCCTTGGACCTGGGCACCACGTGATCGGCGGTGGTCGCACCCAGCCGCCCGCACAGGTGGCAGCGCCGGCCGTACGTGGCCAGCACCAGCGCCGTCAGCTCGACCACCCACCGCCCAGACCACGGCCTCATCCCGCCTGAGCACCGAGCGCATCGAGCAGGCTGGCCAGCTTGCGCCGCGTGGCGTACTTATCCACGACGCAGACCGTGGCCGCCCGAATCACGTTGACGTCGCCGTGATCAATCGCGTCGGCCGCGCAGTCAGCGAGCACAGGACAGCGCAGACACATGGCCGCCTGCCATGACGGCACCGTGGCGTAGCCGGTGGGGACAACCCACGATTCGGGATCAGTGCCGACGCACGCCGCCCGATCGCGCCAACCAGGGCGAGGCAGCGCCACGCCCTGGTCGGACTCCATCACCTGGGCCACCGCGCCAGCACCTCACAGTCGTACGTGCGCGTGTGCGGCCAGAACCGCCGAACCCACGCCGTGTAATGGTCGCCCGCGTGGCGATTCGGCCGCGTGCACAGCAGCGTCGAACCTGGGTGCTCGGACTGATGGCACTTGGTCACGGCGGTCACCAGCGGAAGGGCCAGTGTGGCCGGCGGTAGCAGTACCGGCCGCCCAGGTTCCACCACTTGGGGCGAGCTGCGCACGCGCCGGTGTGGCCTGGGGTCCGTGAGCACCACCAGCCGAAGCGGGCGCGCTTGCATCCCTGCGATTCCATCAATTCACCTCCCCCGAGGTCTCGGTGTGGACGGGCCACAGATCGAGCGGGTGTTCGGGGTCCATCACGTCGATGAGTTCGGCGAGCTGGGCCACGATGCTGGCCAAGAGTAGGTGAGTCATGCCGGTGGCGTCTTCGAGGGTGGTGGACAGCCGGCCGTATGTCTCGCGCAACTCGGCCACCACGTCAGCGTTGCGCTCGGTGTCGAGCTTGCGGGCCAGGGTGGACGTTTCAGTCTCGGCGCGGCGGTGCCGGCCGGGGAGTGACATGGCCTCATCGGTGGGGGTCGGTCGGGTGATGTTGTCGATGGTCATTTGTTCATTCCTCCAAAGTGGGTTTTGTTGTCCTGCATAGATATTCGGTTGGGTGGGTGGTTGGCAGAGGAACACCTAAAGGTGTGCCGGTGCTTTGGTGACCTCCCAGCCACGACCTCCCAGTTTCCGACCCCCGTATGTCACACCAACGCCTATAGCCCCACGTCCATTGGGACGCAAGGCTTTTCGGTATAGCGCCATCCGCTGATGATCAGTCGGCGGGAGCGCCCACGGTGCGGTCTGTCCGTGGCTTCGTAAGGGGTCTCAGTCCGCTGGTGGCTGGTTTACGTCGGGCTCACCCGGATAACGACGTCTGGCGGTGATGCTGGTTAGGCATCACCGCCGAGGTCGGGGGAGTCGAACAGTGTTGGATCGGGCGGCGTGGTGGCCTCATCGCGACAGTCGCGGCATGTCAGGTTGCCATCGGTGGGCAGGTGGCCGGCGGCGAATACGCGGTCACAGACCTTGCAGTAGAGGCCAGAGGGTGCGGGCGCGTCGGCCCACGATGATGACGGCTTTAGTTTCTTGCCGGCGGGATGGCGGGACCGAGCGCCGGCCTCATCCGGTGGCAGTGGCCGGCCTTTTCGCCAGCCGACCTGGCCCCAGGGGCCTTGGACCACCTCACCCACGCCGGCAGGTCTTCCAAGCAACGTAACCCTGCCGCTTGTTCACGTAGCCAACGCCGAGCACATGCCCACAAGAGCTACGCAGCACCACCAGGCGAGGCCGCTTGGGTGGGTGGGCCACGGTAGTGCGGTATGCGATGGGTTTCATCCATCTGGCGCGATGAAGGGGCGGGCCGCTCTGTGGCGTCAGCATCCCAAATCACCGGATTCATGGCTGGAGTCCTCGCGGGACGCCAGGGCATCGACATCGGCAACGGAGTACCGCCGATGTCCACCTGGGGTAGTCACGACAGGCACGAGAACGCCCGTCAGCGCCCAGCGGCGAACGGTTTCGCGAGAGACGCCGAAGCGCTCAGCGACTACAGAACTGCCACATAACGCGACTTGGGCCATGTGGGAGACAAAACCACACGTATGTAATTCGCGTCAAGCACGAGTTCCGTGCCGCGCTGGATCATGCCCTGATCCTTATGCCATAATTCGCACATGACGCAAGCAACCGATGAGCCGAATTGGGTACCGACCACTGCCACATTTGCCTCGCGCCTCATTCTGACGCGGCACAAGATGGGCTGGAACGCAAAAGAGGCCGCTCTAGCGTGCGGGATCACGCAGGCGAGCTGGCGGGAGTGGGAAACGTTCGGTCGGCTACCGCGCGACCTGGCGGGCGTGTGTAACAAGATTCACGCTCGCACGGGAGTCAACGCGGTTTGGCTGATGACCGGCGTTGACTTAGGGCCGACCGACGGTGGGCCGGGTGTTGTGCGCCATCAGGGACTCGAACCCCGAACCCGCTGA